TTGTGGCAAGCTAATCGGCCAAATATAACTATAAGCCATTTTATCTCCTTATGAGCTGAGGTTGTAGTCCGAAAGTGCCACCAATTGCACGCTGGGTACTACTGCCATTACGTGTTATTTCTCCAGCAGCCATGTCTCCAACAACTACCTCTATTCGTCTGTTACCGCGACTGTCTGTGGTTTCACGAGCTTCAGCCTTCTCTGAACTATAGTTGTTAACAACTACCTCTACGGACCCACCGCCACCGCGAACACCCAAGTTTCCTTGACTGTCTCGTTTGAGAGGCATGATCGCCTCAGGGCCGGCTTCACCCATTAAACCGGTGCCTTTGGCAAAACGGAACAAGGTAGGTGAATCAACTATAGAATTGGTAAAAGTACCACCCTTGGCGTACTTACGTATACCGCTTTCAAAAGCTCCGCCCATTGCTAGAGGGAAAGGACCACTTGTAGGTACTCCAAATCCCACACTGCTACCACTAAAACCCATACCTGGCAATCCCGGTAGCAAGTTGCTGAATAGATTCATGAAAATTCTATTCATGTACAATTTGGCAATACTAGCCAACATGTCATTTACCAAACTCTTGAAGTTTAACTTGCCAGTACGTACAAATTCTACAATAGAGTCACCCATTGCTGCAAACGTGTCTTTGTAAATGGCTGCTAAACCCTTTTGCTCTGTACTCATGGACTCGTAAAGTGCTCTTACTCGTTCGTTGGCATTGTAAACGTCATTGGCACCTCTAATTTCAGCATCTCTCTGAGATTTTGCAGCTTCTTTGCGTTTATTAAATGATTCAGCTTGTTCAAGTTCTAGTATACCGGTTCCAGTTTCGTCTAGACCGCCAGCAATACCAGCGACTCTTATATCTGCTTCAATTTTGTCGGTTTCTCGCTTGTACCTGGCTTCTATTTCTAATAACTTATTTTTATATTCTTGAGCTCTGATACTCTTGTTGATACCATTTACTTCTTTGTCGTAAAAATCTTGTGTTATGATTCCAAGGTCTAATTTGTATTGTAGTTCTTCTTTTTGTAGATCTACTAGTTGTCTTTGAGCCTCTAAACCAGTAGAACGTAGTGCTTCTTGTTGTGCTCTTGTTTTTTCTGCTTCTGCAAGTTCGGCATAGACCTTTCGGGCCTCGCTGGAAATTCTTAAGATCTCCAACTCATTGTCGCGACGAAGACCTGCCAGGGTTAGGGCATCACGCTCTTTTGCGTTTACTTTGACCAGTGCTGTACCATATGCATCTATTGCGTCTGCTATTTTGGCTTGATCGTTACCAGCTCTTTCAAGTGCTGCAAAGTACCTTTCACGTGCCTGTTCTGAAGCCTCGTTGGCCGTTGTTGTTGCTGCTAAGTTAGCTTCACTAAAGGTTTGTTGGATTTGACGACCTTGGGTCTGTGTTTCCATTTCTACAATTCTAGGTTCTGAAAGTGCTCCGGCTTCTTTAAGAATACGTAGTCTTTCTTGCTCTAGCCTTAATGAACCTTCAGTTCGGGCATTTTGTATTTGTATTTTACTATTTATAGCTTCGTACTTTTCACTGATCTGCTTTAATATATTGTCAAGAGTTTTATTTTCAGCGGCTGTTTCAGCAGTAAATACTGCTGAGTCTCTAGCAATTTTTGCTTCTTGAACTCGTACATTATAACGCTGTCTTGCAGCTTGAGTTTCGTCTGGTTTACTGGCTGCGGAAGTGTCTTTTAATACCTTATCTAACTCTAACTGTGCAGAAACTAACTCTCTAGAATACTCCAATCTTGCTTTTTGTATTTCTTGTTCTTTTCGTTTTGCTATTTCGATCTCTGTCGAATATCCTCTTAGAGACTCTATGGCACTATCAAAAGCTGCGCTCTTCAACATAGAAAGCTCTAAAGACTTTATACTAATTCCCAAACTGTCTACTTGTTTGGTAAGCTCACTAAATGCCCTCTTTGCGGCTGGGGAATATTTGTCTGTTATATTGGTTACTCTTTGTACTACTGAATCCAATATTTGTTTTAACACTGCATTACTTCTAGCCCACTTTAGAGTTTCTTCTACACCTACTTCTTGTATTTGTCCGCCCAATAGTTGAAGAGCCATTCCTGCTTCTAAAATACCTCTATTTGCTAATTCTTGCAGGCTACTTTGCAACTCTTGCATTGCTTTGGACGCTGATTCTACATTCATTTTTGGTTTGAATGCATCATCAAAAGTTTTAGCAAAAGCACGAGCTTCTTCTGTTCCCGCAATTTCTCCAAACTTTGGTATACCTTTGAGTTTTTTATCTATACTGTCCAGTGCTTCCTCTGTTGCCTTTTTATTGGCTTCAGTTATATTTATTTCTGCACGAAGTTGTTGTTGGTATTTTTGAGTTTCTTGAAGAGCTGTTCTAGCCCTCGTGTCTAATTTCTTTTTAACTTCTACGTCTTGTTCTTGCGCATTCACATACTCTTCATATGCAAATCTCAAATCTTGCAACTCAGATTTAGTTTTAGGATCATATAATCCTGATTTTAGTAATTGATCTATGGCGTAGGATTGTTCAGAAAATGCTCTTTCTGCACTGGCGGCATCTTTTCGAGCTTTTTCTAGTAGGCTTTCTGCCTGCTTCTTTTCTGCCTGATCTAATACTTTAGATAAGGAATCAATTTGCGATTGTACTGCTTTGATGACAATATCTACAGTTTGACCATATTCTTCAATGTTTTTAGTGCCTTTTTGTAGTACTCCGTTCACTCTTTCAAGAGAAGATCCTACTGCACCAGAAGTATCTACTAATTCTTGTTGTTTTTTGGACATCTCTTGAGCTGCTTTCCAACTATCTGGCATTAACTTTTCACCAAATAATTCCCACAATGTCCACATTATCATCAATGGACCAAAAGCAGCCATAATACCTCTAAAAGCTCCACCTATCAATTGTCCAGCTATACCTACAGAAGCACCTAGTTTACCCATTACACCAGTTGCATTTTTTGCAACAGTAATGTTATCCTGTAATATATTACCAAAAGATTTCATTCTAGTTAAGAAAGGAGCACCTATTACGTCTCCGTATCTTTGAGTACTTTGACTTACTTGGCCCAGCGCTTCCATGTAATTAGACGCGCCTGCTCTGATGGTCTGTCCTGTGGCGGCCATTGTACCCCCGGCAGCACCTACTGCACCAACAACCCGCTGTCCTATTGTAGGTCTTGTTGGGCCTACAAAATCAGGCGCTTGTTGGCCATACATTCTACCAACAGCCTGTACTTGTCCAGGGGTGGTAGCGGCAAATCTAGTATTTAATACTGCACTTTTTTCCTCTAGGGCAACTATGTTTTGCATTAGTTGCTGTCTTGTAATAAGCCCAGAATTGTATTGTTGTACTTTAGTAAATATTTCTTGTGCAGATTTTTTAACTGCGTCACTTAGTTTATATTCGCTAAGTGTACTAGTGGCTTGCAGCACTCCTAACTGTTTCATTTGGTCTAATTTGACCTGATTTCCATCTACACTTTGTTTTATTGCTCTGACATATTTTTCTTCAAGATCAGCTACTTGTTTATATGAGGCTAAATCTACGGGTTTTGCTTGTGTTCCAAATACTGCTGTTTCTAGTCTTTTTTGCGATATTCCTGCGCCTTTTGCTCTACCTGCTGCATCCGTTGCTGCCAGCATACCGGGAGCCAGTGTCCCAGCAATAGTTTGCATTGTAATAGCTTGAGTATTGGCTGCTAAAGCAGCTAATTTTGCTTGTTCAGCTTGAATAGTATTTGCAATAATAGCCATTTCTTTGCCAATACCAATTCTCAATTCTGCTGCTTTTGCTTTTGCCTGTGCGGAGTTAAACGTAAATAAATCAAGTGCTAGAGTTTTTAATTCTGGTAGGGCTCGTTTTAGTAGTATTCCACTTATTGCCAAAGATAGTGCGATTACTGCATCTTTACTTTGTGCTAAAAACCCCAATAGTGGCTTTATTCCTTGATTGATAAAGTTCAATATTTCAGTTAAGGCTTCCTTGCCTGTCGCTACGAAACGGGCAAAAGGATCATCCAAAGTAGCAAAATCTTTCCACTTAGACCCTGCCTGCTCTACAGCATTAGCATACGCTGCTACTCGCTGCTGTGCACTAAGTGCATCTGCTCCGCCTTTTATATCGAAGGCTTTAGCATAGTCGTCATATGCTTTCTTGGCCTTGATAAAAATACCCAATTCGTCCAAAATTTCTTGTTCTTGCTTTGCAGTACCCTGAATAATACGACGTACAGAGTCGTTTACATCTCGTCCCAAGCCTGCTGCAGCACCCTTGGCGATTTGTACCAGACTTTCCATTTGTTTGGCCGCAATTCCTGCACTGGTACCTAAATTGGCAAACTGCATTGCATCTTCAAAACTGATTGCATATCCTGTTACAGCCTGAAGATTTTTGCCTAATTGATTTAAATCAGTACCTGTTCGCTCACTCAACATTTTAGACGCTTGGATTAGTCGTTCAAAGTTGGCAGCCTGCTGTAGTGCCTGAAAAGCACTGCTAACAGCAAATATGTTGGCGGCAAATGTGGCGTATAGACGAACGACTCCACCCAAACCTTGGGCTTGGTTTGCGAAGTCTCGGCCTGCTGCGCCCGTGCCTACAGCTCCTCTGACTTTGTTGAAGTCTTCTAGTTCCTGACCTTGAGGAACTCCGCCGCCACCACTACGACTAAAGGCCGCCTTGGCCAGTCTTTGTGTTTTGGTCAGTTCAGTATTGAGTTCGCGAGTTTCACCAGTTCTACGCTGTATTGAGTTGCCCTGATCGGCAAGCATCATTGAAATATTTACATCTGCCATAGCCTCTCCTTGAGGGATGAGCGAGCACAAAAATTAGTGCTTAGTTAATTAGCTCTAATTATACCATGTAAGCACAACCCCGTCAAACCAAAAATAAAAAAGCCCACCATTAAGGCGGGCTTTTTGAGGACTTTAAACTGTCCTCTTGTTTACGCTTTTCTGACAGTTGCTTCATGCGTTCACTGTCTATCAAAGCTATCAATTCTAATATGAACCGCTTTTCGTCTTGTGGCACTTGGTAAATGTTGAGGAGATCATCAATCCCGCTCATGTTTTTACCCATGTAAGTACCACTCATGCCTTCCCATACGTCTTGTAACACCTGATATATCTCAAAGGCTTGCTGAACCTCAGCTGGAAAATCTTCGAACTCTACTGGGACGTCTTCTTCTCTGGCAACACTGCCCATCAACTCACACATTTGGTAGTATTGATCTTTTGTCATTCCAATACTACTGTTTTGAAAGAAGTTGGTTATTGCAATTTTTATGGCATGGTTCTGGTCGCTTAGAAGTTTCCCAGGTCTGTTACCTGTTCTGTGATGAAGCTATCAAAGTTAGTACTGTTCTTCATCAAACTCAAAGCATTTTCGTCTGAAAAGTCTACTGTGGTGGCCGGATCACGATCACCCAATTCAATTGGTACCAGCTTGGCAAGATGTTCCAGTGTTAGGCCTGTCCAATCTTTGATTGTGTTCTGTACGTACAGCTGTAGGAACAGATCTTCATCAAAGTCTTCTGTCATTTGACGGTTTTTGAACACAGTCTTGGTACTCTTCTTGCGAATTGTAGTAAGTGTTTCACGACTCAAAAAGCACAGCTTGATCTTAAAGCCTGGCAGACCAGGAAATTCAGTTTCCACAGTCTTGTTTGGTACTAATAGGGTTTTGATATTAGAAATTGACATTTTTACCTTTGTGTTAGGGTCAGGAGGTTTTATACCTCCTGACTTTTGTTAATTAACTATTAGGTAGCTGGACCTGCGTAGTAGGTAACAAATATTTCATTATCTGTTTCTACGTCATAGATTGTACCTGAGGTAACAGCTGTACTTGGAGTAGTGCCTGTGGAGAAGCCACCTTGTCCAGTAAAGTTAATAGTTGCTGAAACTACTTGCTCACTGTTGATTTGTGGTATTTGTAGCATTGCTTGTGGGCAGTAGAACAATACCTTGTTCTCTGTACTTGTTGTAGTCGGAGCAGTTACGCTGCCACCCAATCCAAGTGTAAGAGCAAACATGTTTTCGTCGTCAGCTGAAGCACCGCTTCCTCCGTCTACTATCTGCTTAAATAATGGTCCTGTATTGTTTGCGTCATTACGTAGGTACGCAGTAATACTGCCTGTAACTGAGCGGTTTCCTGTGTAGTAATCAATAGCTCTGTTTATAACACCCATATTGGCAGGTACTAGGTATGTTAGATTATTTGCTATTGTTACATTCCCACCAGTAATTGCTAAGTTATATGTAGCTGTAGCCCCTAGGTTAAATAGGTTATTTGCACTAACCAATCTAGCAGCACTAAGTTTATTAGTAATATATTTGGCGGTTGTTTCTTTTTGTGCAAAACTACCAGAAAACTGGCCACCAAAAGTACCAGCAGAAGCTGTTACAGTAGCATTTGTTCTTCTAAGAATTGTAGCTTTTCCTGCCCAAGCAATTGTGGCGATTTGGTCAATTCCAAAATCTATAGTTGCTGACTCAATAGCACAATTGTCCATTACATAAGTTTGATCATCAAATATGATGATCAAACCAAATTTTTGTAATTGATTTCTGTTGCTGTTGGTTGTTGAAATTCTAGAGAAGGGTGCGACAGGACCTGTGGCGTTGCCAGGGGTTTCTACCCAAGCGGCGGATCCACCACCTATTAGGTCTGAAGAAAGCATGGCATTCCACAATACGCGCTCTTCACAAACCACTCTGTCATCATTGTCAATACCGCTTGTTACAGTATTTTCTAGGTATCGTGGGCGTACATACGTGGTAAAACTCCAATCTACTGGATCCATAGAAGTATTAAAACTTCTTTGGCCGCGTTTTGGTGTTGCCCCGCTCTCATTTAGAGTGATTGTTTCGGCTGTAGTATTTTGTGAAAACGTAAAGCCGTCTAAAACTTGTAGTTCTTGAGTAAATAACGCTGTTGTAACCACCGCTTGATGGCCTGCGTCATTTACTGTACCTTCTGTTGCGTTAACGTTAGTAGTAAAAAATACTCTAGCGTTTCTAACTAAATTAACTGCCATATCTTTTCCTTTATGGTATTATACCACTTGACCTTTGCTAGATCATTATCTGCGTTGGCCTTGGGTATTGTTTCTACATGATCTGATACCGAACTTGTAGATTTATTTCTCCGACTGCATACGGAGCAAGCAAACCCTCGTCTGTGGTTATGCTGGTGATCAAAATTTCTGTGGTTTCAAATCCGGTAGCTTCGTCGTATACTAAAACCCGGTTGTTATCCACGCAGGTCTCTACATCTTCCAGTAGGGCTTCCAACTGTTCTTGGCTTTCATCGCCTTTGCAGTACAACTTTACACAAAGCCCCAAGAAACCCCACTTGAAGTCACTGGGAAGGTATTCTCTCATTTCACTTCCGGGAGTTACGTACACGGAAGGAAAGTTATTGCACTCATCCCAAAACACTAACTTGGAAAAGGCTGCACCATAAAGGTTTGTTTTATAGGGGCCGGTTCCGTCTATCTGTTTCAATTTTTCTGTTAGTGCTTTTACTATACTGGTTCTTCTAGACATTGACGGCCCTCATACGGTTGGCTACCATGGTTTGAGCAATTTCTCTGATTGACTTGCTTATTAGCAGTTTAGGGTCTCTAGATGCTGGACGTTCTTGTCGACCGCCTTTTGAGAAAGTTGCATACGGATTTTTCATGTAGCTGTAGAAAGCAGTTATCATGCCTTCACGACTTTCGCTAAGGCGCTCAACTCTGGCAGAACGGGCAAAGCGGCCAGTTTGGTAGTTCAATACATCTCTACGAGCACCCGTACCCATATTTTTTTCAATCTGATCATGGAGACTGCTGTTAATTAAGTTTAATAGATTAGGCAAATCTATTATAGTTTTTTGATCTAGTGTAGATAAAGCTGTAGGTACCTGTATCTTCTTTGAGCTTTTTATCTTTGTCTTCAGGTTCTTTAACTTTGCTATCTCAGCTTTATTGGACTTATTAATTACCTTTAAAGGCCTGTCTGCTACTTTTCTTTTTGGTAGACGATATGTGGTATTAACAGATTTTCCTGTTTTTAGAATAGATACTAATTCTTGAGTTAGTATTTCTAAATAAGAAGGTGATCCCTTAGAATCTAATAATTTTCTACCTAGTCTTGGTGATCCTGATAGTATATTCTCTAGTTCTTTACCAGAGGCTGAAAAAACTTTTCTTAACTCATTTGCAATGGGTAAACTAGACGATCCGGATTCTAGGTTGTCTGTTTTTAATTGAATTTCTACTAAATATTTATAGGGATTTTTTATATAGGATCCGTATAACTCTTGTCCTACTTTTCCATATAAATTTGATGAGGCTATGTCATCTTTTTCTAGTTTAGCAATGTACTTATCTAGAACTTGTAGTAATAGGACTTTTTGACCTTCAGCAAACTCAGATGCTTTAATTAATTCATCTCTTACTGCTTTTGCACTATTAGTTGCAATAGATATTACGTGACCTTTATGTAGTAAAGATCCGAATCCAAAAGAAGCAGCAGCTTTTTCTGCTTTTGTTATATCTTCTTGTTGATCAGCAGCTCTAGCGTATTTTGTATTCTTAATCTCTTTGAGTTTACTGTCTAGGTACTTCTGTCCTGCTATTTGGTATCCTTCTTTTACACCATCTAGTTGATCAAAAACTGAAGTTACATAGTTTGTTATACTATCAAATCCAATAGATTCAAAAAATAAAGCACCGGATCTACCATATTTAACTACTTTGGCAGGAATATCTAATTTACCAGCCTGAGCAATATCTCGTAGCACTCTTTTAGCAACAGAAGTTGACAACTTTTTATTAGTTACAGTTGAATACATTCTTTTAACATCGGCAACACTTAATATAAAATCTGTCTTTGCTGCTTGTTGCTCTCTGCTGCGTATGTCTTTTGCTGTGCTATTGATTATATTTTTATCAAGGCTTTTTAACCAGTCTTTAAATATAAAACTTTGGGTTACCTCTTGAAACTCTTTGATACTCATATCAGTTGTAGTTCATTACATACAAGTCCAACACCCTCTTGATGTGTGCTGGCATGTTTGTGGTTGATATGTATTCGATCTGTACTGAATTAGTACCGGGGGCCTTAGTACTGTGTACTGCGGCGTCATTCTTTATGTAGTAAGTTACTAAATCCAAAACAGCCAACTTCAAGTCTTCTGGAAGGACTTCATATCCTGCTGTGTACGTGATTTTATAGCCGTTGATCAAGTCTTCAAAGTAGCGTGTTGGATTGACAGGAACAATCTGCTGACTACTCTTCTTGAATACCCAGTCTGTATATTCTGTTAAACTGATCCAAGTGTTACCGTAGTCGATACTCTTTTCAATCCCTTGAATTTGGAGTACAGGAGCTTCTGCTGGATTAAACACATCACCACCATCAAAATACTCAACTTTGCTGTCGTCGAGGTAGTCTTTGAAAGTACGACGGCAGAGGGTCTTTACCAGTTCACTCACTTTGGGAATGATGGCGCTAATGGCAGTGTCTTGGTTGGGGCTGGTAATGCCAACGTAATTTTTGTATTCGGCTAAAGTGACTAGGCTTATTCCCATGACCTCTCCTTGATTTTTCCAAAAGACTTACATAGCCCTTTGGAAAAACCGGGGACTTGTTAGTCCCCAGTTTTAATTTAAGTCTTAGACGTTAACGTAACGTAGGGTGCTTACTGCAGGGCCTAGGTTAGTTGTCAACTGTGTTAGACCTGTACGTAGTGAAGCTACTAGTACACGGCTTTGCTTCTCAACGAGCTCTTGTGTATCAACACGTAGACCACGCTGGTTGCCAACGATGAAGTTAGCAGGAGCAAAACACATAGCTGCGATATTTGTGGCACCGCCGGCTGTGCTCTCAGCGATTGCTGGGAACTCGCCGCTTACGATAACTGGTGTGTTACCGATGGCACCAATCTGACCACTCAATAGAGTAGCGCGATCGCCAACCTTGTCAACTGTTAGGAAGTTGGTGTCGTCTAGTAGGTTGTAGTAAACTTCAGTGTTTACAACATATACTAGTTCTGAAGGCTCTAGACCCCAGGCACCGAGATCCTTGCGTAGGGCTCTCATGTTGGCAACAGATACGGCAACTGTGCTGTCAACTGTTACAGCGCTAGAAGCGTCGTACATTGCTACGCCCTTGACTGGGTCAGCAGCTGTACCTTGACCATTGATCATGGCGGCGTCAACTGCACGAGCAACACGGCGAATCATGGCATCGCGAACGATAGGTAGTAGAACAAGGATTGAATCCTCTTCTTCT